ACGAACGTGATCAACAACACCAAGGTCAACTCGCAAAGATTGGAAATTACCTAGATTAAGCGTATATCCAAGTGTTACATTTACTTTTGTTTCATTTCTTTCTTCCACCACTGCCTCCTTCATAGGCTAATTAATGCTCTCTCCCCAAACAGGGATAAATCTGCCATCTTCAGTCTTTGTATAAACCAGTATACCATCGCCCATTTTTCTTGTCAATTCTTGCGAAGTAGGTATAGAATTATTTGTTATTAAATTGTCTTTTCTTGGTCTACCATTATGTATAGTTGCCAGTATATCACGAATGTTTTTTATTTGTGATTCAGAGTAGTAGGATCTTATTTGCCATCCACGCTCTCCATTAACTTTAGCTCCAACTGGTGCAGGAATAATTCCTTTTTTAATTAAATAAGGAAAATACTTACGATGCCTATTGACAAGACGTGCAGTTTCTGCTACAGTATATGCTCTTTGTCTATTTTTTCTAAAATCAGTACGCATACATGTTTCTAGTCTGTCTTTTGTAATATTATAAACAGTAACCATTCCAGTAGAACGAGAGCTATGATGAAGCCTTACTAAATCATTATTTAAAAACCAGAGTGTTTTATTACCAGGGATTACAGGCTGGCTATTGTACGATTCGCTCTTGTCTGCTCTATTTTTAGAAGCCATGAGCCCTCCTGAGATTGTGAAGGCGGATGAAAAAATTTTCTAAAACCACAAGAAATGCAATACGTTTCAAGGTGCATTTCGCTAGAAAACAATCTATCAACAAACATTCTCCCACTACACTTTTTGCAATAAATCATATTAGTTTGGAACACCAACTGCTATTAAATGTACAGAAACTGAAAGATCTCCCGATGCATTAAATCTAACTATTCCATTTACACCAGATGTTGTAATGCTTGTTAACACAACTGTTACATTTTGTCCTGCCTGTGTACCGCCTATGTTTACTGGCGATGCTGTTGCTACTGGAGCATACTTAAAACCAGTATCAAATGTAATAGAAAATGATTTTTCATTTCCAGCGTTTACAATTGAGTTATTGGCAACATTAACAATTTTTGCAACTACTCTTGCTTGAGATGTTGGAATGTTTTGTGTTCCTGCAGAAATTGTATCTATAGTTGTATAGTTATAAACGCTACTAGAAATGCTATCCGACATATCATTAAAAGCGTCGGCAAGCTGATAGATGTACGAAACATCCAAAGGCTGCCCTCGTTCTGGTAGTGGTATTTTTGCCATTATCTCTCCATTATATCACTAAACTGTTTCATTTAAAAGTCTATATACTTTTAAAAACGGTGTTCCAGGAGCTCCGTCTGCTCTTTCTACTGGATCTCCTTTTAAATATATCTCAACGCTTACTCTATTTGGACTTGTTGGCTGAACAACACCGTTGATTGTCCAACTTGATGCAATTGGGATTAATAAAGATGTTGTGTCTATTCTTTCTTTATACAGCCAATCTCCGTCACCATCTCCACGATCCCATCTAACCCAAATATCATATTCATGAGATTTAGATATTGAATATGTTTTACCATTAGATATTTTTGTTATTTCTACAGAATCCCAAACAATAGAAGCGGCATCTCCTGTTTTATTAAAAACTATATCTCCAGAAACAAAAGTATAATCTGGTTGTATTAGTTGAATGGGAGACCAGTGAGATGTTCTGTTTCTATCTTCTGAAACAACTCTATATCTAACATCGTAACCCTCATATATACTGCTTATAGCAGGCATGTCAGATATTGTGACCCTAAATTGTTTAATTCCGCTATCTGCCATCACGTTACTCCAACAGAAAATCTAAACTCTATGTAATTACTTGTATTTGATGCTTTAGTGATTGTAGTAGCATCTGAATTTTTTACAACTGTATATCCAGTCATACCGTAAATAGGATTGACTGTAGAAACATTTTCAAGTCTAAGAGCGTCTAGTGCAATATAATATTGATCTGATGGAACATTGTCTACCATTGCACAAGCATATATTTTTACAACAGTTACAGCATTCCAAGTAAAGTTTGGTGTTATATATAAATCCTGTAGTTGTGTTGAAACTACATAATATCTATTATCGTCTAGATTGTATTCTCCACCACCAGTACCGCCACTATTTTCTAACTCTATTTCAAATCTAGCAAAGTTGTCTGATGATGGATCGTCTGTAGAAGCAAAATCTATTAAAATTCTTACAATGTCTGGTGCAGATGTAGAATCTCCGTCTTTATTTATAACAGAAAAAGCAAATCTTAATTCATCTGTTGGTGAATTTCTAGTAAAATCAACATCTGGGCTTGTTAGATGTATGTGATTAGATCCAGGCTCTACATAAAAATGTCCAGCAGGCGATCCTGTTGACATATCTATTGTTATATCAGAATCATCTCCACGCATAACAATCATATTATTTAAAAATCTACAACGCTCATATCTTTCTGGTCTTGGAGATTTAAAAAATATTGCATTGTCAGCATTAGTTTGAAATACTAAATCATTAGTTGCAATTATATTATCATCATCTGGATCGTCAAGTGGCTCTGATATTGTGGGAATTGCTGTAGCTGCTGTTGATGTATGGTGCTGCCAATTTTCTCCTTGTGTAAAAGCAAATACAGTTTTACTATCATATGCTCCAGCTGAGGGGTTAGATCCTGCAGAATATAATCCTATTTCTGTTATTTCATATCTTTCTTCTGTTGGTAGCTCTGCTGTTAATACTATTTTTTCAGTGCCATCATCATTTATAAAACCTCGTGAAGAAATTGGAACACGGAACATTTCAAAATCTAAGTTTTCTTTTTCTGAATAATCCCCGTAAGGTGTAGCAGTTAATAATGGCTGGGCACCGCAGCCTACAGCTATATATGAAGCATAAGCTGGTGCTTGACCAATTAAATATTTTCCAATTATGGATTTGCCTTTATCAGTTATCATAATTCCGCCTCATATATTGTACCACTAGTCGTTATCTGTACCTCTACCTGCTCGTCTTCTTCTAGGTTTACAGCTTCTACAACTAAGTCTCCAGTCTCTGGATCTATATAAACATTTGCTCCTGCAGGCCCATTTCCAATATTTGGTATTTTATTATTTAATTTAATTGCAAAATTTTGAAAGTATTTATCTGATGTTGATTGAAGAGCAATAATATTATTGGGATTATACTCTTGCTGTATTCTGGCTAAATTTTTAATAGGTTGATAAATAATATTTTGACCATTAACAGTATCGCTTCTAGCAATATTGATTAACTCTTGACCCCCAATATTTTCAAATATTAAGTCTGTCATTAACTCTATTGGTATTGATCCTTCATTTAACAATATTGTATCTATTGGTGCAGTCTTAACTGGTTCTGGTGCAGCCTGAGTTACTACTGGAGATGAAACAAGAGACGTAGATAAAGGTACTGGTGGAGTTGGTGCTACTGGAGTTGTGTCTGGCTGTACTGATCCAGTATTTGTATTGCTTGCAACCTCAGTTGTTGATACATTTGGAACATTAAGATATGGTCTATGCCCAGCATTAGAAACTACGCCAGCATTAGACCTTACGGTTCCCCAGCCCCAATGAATACCCTTTTGCGATCCAACACCTATTAACTGATTGTCTTCATTAAAATATGGAACAGTATATTCTGGATTACCTGTCCACTGTTTTTGTCTTTCTGTTCCAAGAGAGTCCCATAAATGTTGTGGTATCTCAATCCCATTTAACTGTGGCATCATACCTCACTCAAATAAACTATCATTGAAGGCCCTGTATTATTTCTAGAATATTCAATATTATACACCACAAATCTTTCTCCAGAATCAGCAACTAAGTCTAGTCCGTCACTATTTTGATATGACACTGTAACTATATCTCCAAGTTGTAGAGTTGGAATAGAGAATAGATTTATACCTATAGACTTTCTTGGATTCATTACTTTTTCAATAATCCAACCCATTAACTTATTAGCATCGTCCTGTGTTTGAATGTATGGGCTATCTATAGTAAATTCATTATTTCCATAAATTAAACGACTAAGTTTAATTTTGTCATATTTTTGCTGCTCTACCGTTGGAGAAACAACAAGAACACTTCCACTGAGTTGTGGAGTAGAAAAATTAGATCTCTTAGCAAAATATTCATCTACTGTTAATTCATGAGATGTGTCTTGTGTAAATGTAATACCCTGGATTCTTAAATAGTTTCCTGTAGTTTCATCTAATGATAATGCTTTATCGGTATTATTAAATATTAAAAACTCTGCCCCATAAGAATCTGCCTGAAAACCAGAAACTGTGTATCCCTTTATTCTATTAAATGTTGGAGATAACTTAGCATATAAAGCTGGGTAAGCACGATCATACTTAATATCAAAATATGCACATTCACGCATAATGGTGCCAAATTCTTCATAATACATTTTATAAGATGGCGGTTGCTGAGAGCTTAACCCAGATAGATATGTTGAATTTACTATACCACTCATAGCATATTTTCTAAATGACTCATCGGCGTCAATTACTCCATCTCCAAATGCAGAGGCATTGGATGCAATAGTGCCTGCGGGTGATCGTAAATCTACTGCTGAAAAAACTGAATTCTGTGCATAGTTTTCTGACAAAGCATACAGGTTTTCAAACATCACTCTTGCTGAACCACGAACAAATGGTGCCATATTATTATAAATTGGAAGTGGATCTGTGTCATCTATAACTTTTATTAATGTGTTATTAATATATAAGTAAAATCTTCTTGTGCCGCCAATATCCTGGTACTCAACTGCTAGGTCGTATACAGTAGGAATTTCTTCTGCAGACATTCTATATTGCCCAGTGAATCTACCGTCATCTACTACCACGCTTGTAATACCTCCCCAAAGTTTAATTGGTATAGCATTACTGTTTGAGGAATCCTTTTTAATTTTATAAAAAACAACGTTATTAAGAGATATCTCTGATTCTCCAACATCATTTAATTTTAAATATGAATCAATGTTGGCCTCATTCATTGCTATGATTTCAAAATAATATCCAACATTAGTTTCTGGATTTAATAATACTGAAATACCTCCAGAGCCACCACCAAGAGTGATACTCTTGCTTGGATCTATTCCAGGTACTTGGTAGTATGGGATTGAACCTACTGGAGTTTGACCTCTAACCTCACTACTTTCAATCTTGCCAATAATTCTCATTCTAGCACCAAAATGTTTATAGGCATTATCTAGTTGTTTATATTGATAAGAAACAAAGTTTAGAGGATTTTCATTTGTTTTAAAAGATGGACCATTCATTACTAAAGCAGATGACTGTATGGTTCCAGACTGAACTGTTTTTAAAGTATTAGCTTCTGTTTCAGATAGGTAGCTTGTAGCCATAAAATTTTTAATAATGCTATTTCTTGTTGTTGATCTTGCTATAGACAAATCCACACCCGCTGCTCCTATGGTTGTAGAAGGTAATGTTGGATCTACTTCTGTTGTAAACAAATATTGTGATTGCATGTTACATCCACGAACATAGTTATTATCTGACCAGTAACTATTTAGTCCTGCGTAATGATCTGTAACAGTTGTTCCAAACTGTCCACGCCCATGTTCATAAACAGGTCCAGGCTTTAATCTTTCAACTCCATTTACTGTTTCATAGTAAGGAACAGAATATATTCTAACGAGTCCAGTCGGATATATTTTTCCATTGAATGGCAAATTTGCAAAATATCTTTGGTATTCCTGATTGCTTGTAATCCATACATTACCAGTACCAGTTATATTAAATTGTGCAGCATCATATTTAATTATTTCTCCATTAGCATAAAAATATCCTTGATACCTTGTTAGCCAATAAATATTTTCACCAAGATCCATTATGTTGTTAACAATATTATTATTTACTACGGTTGGTAATGCGCTAGACAAATTTGCATTAAGTGGCATTGCTCCAAGAACATAATTACTTTGTTTTTGTACAGATGAATTAACTGTTTTGGTAAAATCATCACCTGCTACCTCCCATAAAAGAACTGGAAGATAGGTCCAATTTTTTTCACGATCAATCATTGATGCTAGCTTTATTGATGGATAAGTTCTTTGAATATATCTAGTTGTATAATTTATCTTTCCATTATTATATACTTTAGTATCTTGAGATGAAATTGAAACTATATTTGGAAGTGTTCCAGATGTGGCATTTTGCACTACACCAGTATTTGTTTGATTATTAGATCCAGAAAGAACGATATCAGTTGCTCTATCATCAATATTTGGCATTAGATAGTTTTTGCTCATTACTACAAAATTATTATATTCGTCAAAAAACATAGCTGTTTGTGTTGATATAGCTAACTGATTTAATATTTCTGCAACATTTTGATCTGGGGCGACAAAGAAATACGGAATAATTGGTTCATCTTCATCTGGAATTCGTTTAAACGTATAATTTGAAAAACCAATAAAATCCAACATTGTTGAAATAGCAAAACTTAAAGACACATCTGTTAATAATAGTCTTGGCGCAGGCATAGACTCTAAAAAGAAAAAGAAATCACGAAGACTAAGCGATATAGTTCCAGCAGTTATGTCTGCTTGTGGCATACCTTCTGAATATAAAGACTTTATTGGAACATAATAATCAAACTCATCAACGTTTTGAATTATTTCATAAAAAGTAAATTTAATATTTTTTCTTACATACCCAGAAATAATACTGGATGAATTATTTTCATTAAATGCTTGATCATCATCAAAGATAGACATTTGACCAACTGAAGCAAGCAATTGTCCAACTGGAAGAGAAGTTACTCCAATGTCTGATAAAACTTTAGTAATTTTATACTCAATAACTTTATCTGAAATATCGGCAACTAATCTTGGTGACATTTCAATTAAATCAAATGTTGAGTCAAACTTGTTCATTGTTTCAACAGAAATTCTTATGCCACGAATATATTCAAACTCTCTATACTTTGTGCCACCATTAACTGAATCTGTAAAACTTAGTGGTGATGTAAAGTCAGTTACAAAGCCTGTGTTCTTGTTTATAGAATCATCACTAAGTGTCCAGCCGTAATCTGGGATAAACTGCTCGTACTCTTCGCCAGTCCAAATAAAAAATGTTCCAACATCATTTTGATTTTCTATAACAAGATATGAATATCCAACTATTGATTTTTCTGGAAGCAATGTTTCGGAAGAAAGAGTTTCAGCAAATATAAAAATAGGTTTATATTTATCTGGAACGATTAAACCATATTGAATATCAACATATCCGTCAGGCCCTATTATTGGAGAGTTATCATTTCTTACTGAATTTTCATCAAAAGAAATTGCGCTTACCCAGTTATCTCCCTTTAAATATTCTATTTTCCATTTAACTGGAGTTGTTTTATTTGTGTTTCCATACAATGGGTCTGCTATCTGCCCAGTGGCTGTTGCAAATGGCCCTAAATCAATATCTCCAACATTTGTTTGCATTTTTACAACTAGCCTATTTGCTGGAACATTGTTTTTGTATACCACAAATGGAACAGCATCATCAATATAATTTAATCCATTAGATATATTTGTAGCAATACCACGCTCAATATTATCCTCTGTTCTAAAAGAAGTCCAATATCTAAACTGGTCATATCTTGATCCCATGTAGTACCGTGGTCTTTGTGCAAATGCTCCATTAGCTTTTTCAATCAATGATTGATATTGTGCAGTATTGGGAAGTGTCAACGCTGTAGTAGTAAAATTACTAATATTATTATTTTCAAAAAATACTGCTTTATTAATTCCAGATCGTGGCCTAAATGGTTTTAAACAATCTTCTAGAGAATATAGCATTTTTGTTTTTTCATCTTTAAGTGTAAATTTTTGAGGGGTCCCAGAATTAGTAAATCCGCCATCTACAACTACGTCTGCATTTGTAGCTCCTGTATAATAATTTCCAGTATCAACGGGATCAAACATTATTGGAAGTGTTCTGTATTGAACATTATTTCCAATTGGTCTATACCTATAATTGCCAGTTTTAAAAATATTATCTGGCATATTCATATTCCACTCAGCCAAAACTAAAGACTTTAGCTGTATTGTTGCTGATGTTTCTAAGTGGGTCTTTAATGCTTCACTAATAAACATTTAGACCTCTTCCAGAGTTACCGAAATATTCCAAAGATCAAAGTTGTTACCGCCACGTTTTACAACAGAGTAGCTGAAATCAGAAAAATATACCTGAATAATTTCATTATATTTATTTAGATTACCAAAAGCAGTATTATCATCACCAAAATTAGAATATTTGTCATATGCAAGATACATCCAGAATGGTCCAGGGTGTGAGTTATACCAATCAAGTATTTCTACACCTCCTGCGCCACCATCTGTTGTAAATTCTTGAGTATTGTTTTGATATGGAGAAATACCTGTATCTGGATCAAACTCAGCATTCTGATAAAAAGATCTAGATGGTAGAAGAGTCCATGAGACTGAAATTTGCATTTTATCTGCTATATGATAAGAACGCATACGGCCATTAATTGTTCTTTGTCTTTGCTCAATTCTTTGTGGAGAAAATGACATTTCTCCTCTATTATGATCTGAAAGAATTATAAATTGATCAATAAGATTTTCATTAGTACCGCCTGGAACATCGGCTCCAACCTCATACCCATTGGGCACATATAAGCCATTGGCAAGAGTTCCTGCGTTATCTGACCATAATATTGCCTGTGGTCTTTGATAGCGTCTACGGCCAGTAATATAGGCTGATGTAGCCATTATCGTTGTCCCCTAATTCTCTGTGAATCAATATATTTAATCTCATTCATAACTGCTCTAGCAATGTTATCTGGAGAAGCATTTGTTCCACCTACATTGATTCCTACACTATAATTATACACGTTATTGGTGTTATTTGTGTTATCTCCAGTTGCTGCTCTTACTGGCATAGATATAACATTTCCAGTACCGCCATATGTTGGTGCCGACAATGATTTAGAAAATGCTGGCATTCTCATATTATTCATTGCTTCCAATTCTGGTAAATATTTAGATGTTGCAACTTTATTAACAACGAATTCTCCAGGGGTTAGCATTGCTGGAATAATATCTGTTCCTCTTGCTTTTCCACCTACCGCAAAATATTTAGGCTTAACCATTCCTCCAGAGGACATCATTTGCGTGTCAAATCTTCCTCCGCCAGCACCTCCACTACCGCCAACTGTTACTGGAAGATTTCCTATATTTGCATTCTTAGCATATAGCTCATTTGCTTCTGCAAGAGCAGCATCTGCCTCTGCTTTCTTTCTTAATAGTTCATCAAACTTCCACCATTGACCAGAATTTGCTGCATCATCAAATGCATTTGCTGCATTTTCTGCAGATAGCAATGCTGCATCCAATAACTCTGCTGATTCAATAAGAGCATCTAGTGCTGCTGCTGCATCTGCCTCTGCTGCTGCTATTACAGACGCATCGTTTCCATCAACAACTAAATCACCGTTGTCATCAATTTCTGTGTTTCCGCCTATTACAATATTACTTTTAATTTTACCCTTAATACTATTAAATGCTGCAACAATTCCATCAACAATACTTTTCATTGTTGCAAGCTCACCCATATTTATTTCTTTTAAGGCAAGCTCATATGCATCAAGAGCAAGCCCAGTTGCTTCCCATGATAATCTTTCTTTATCTATTGCATCTATTTTTGCATCTAGGATTGCTTGATGCTTATCTACCTGTGCTTGCAAATCATCTAAACGATTTTGAGCATTAGCCAAATCTTTAGTTCTATAATCATCAATAGCTTTTTCATGACCACGGATTGCAAGAATAAGACCCTCTCTTGCTTCTTGCTTTAAATAAAGGCTGTCTTCAAGCTTAACAATTTCTTCTTGATTTTTCTTTTTTGCTTGCTCAAGATTAAATGATTTTTGACTAATCTGAAACTGCTCTTCTTCAATTTGCTTTCTTGTCATCCCAGATGCAGATACTAAAGATCCCAATTCTTGTTGTCTTGCAGCATTTATCAAATTACCCGACTGTTGTGCTGCAGCACTTGCTGCTTGAGATCTCATTTCTTGTGCAGCTTTTGCTGCAGAAGCAATATCTCCTTGACTTAAAGCGCTAGCAAGATCAAGCTGTCCCTTTTGCTGATTAATAATATCTTGATTGATTTGAGAAACTTGCTCTAATGCCTTTGCTTGTGCATCATACTTCTCATTAATTTTATCCGCAGCACGATCCATTAACTCAAGATCATTAGATAAAATTGTAGATCTACCTGATAACGCAGATAAAGGTCTATCATATACTTCTTCAATAGTTCTTTGCATATCGTTAATTTCTTCTTGCAAGTCTGCCATTGGTATATCAAATTCATATTTAACCTTTAAGTTAATAGCATCAATCTTATCTTGCTCTTCTTGAATCTTTTTATTAATATCATCAATATCCTTTTGCGCTACCTTAATTTTTAATCTTATATCAAAGGTGTCTGTGTCAAACTTGTTTTGAGCCTGTGCTGCCTGAAGATCAAGAACCTCTTTATTAAATGTAATTGCTTCTCGTGCTTTCTCCTGCATTGTTTTTTGTTGTTCAGCTTGTTTCTTTAAAAGTCCTAAATATTTTTCTGTTTTAGCAATAATTTCATCAATACCTTGTCCAGTTACAACAGCCATTACATATGCTTGGTTCTTTAATATTTCTAAAATAGTTTGTTCATCTATTTGTTTGTTTTTCAAAATATCATATGCTTTTGCTTGGTTTTCTAATGAATCAATTTGATTATCTAATGATGTTAAAGCTTCATCTTTCTTTAAAGCTATTGTCTCTTTTATTTTTTCATTTAATTTAGTTCTTTCATCAATTGAAAGAGACAAAAATCCTTGGTCTGCAATCATTGCAACCATAGTCTCATCTTGCAAAATTCTTTCAATTTCCATGCGGTTATAACCCTGCTTGACTAATATCTTGTATGCATCAACTTGTCTTTTTATTCCAGCATTTTCTTCATCTATTTTCTTAATAAGTTCAGCAGCAGCAAGACTTCTTAGGCCAGCGTTGATGATTCTGAAGTCATTATTTATTCCCTTTACGTTGCCACCCTTTCCAAGTATTAAAAAGTCTTTCGCAAAATTCTTAAATTCATCTGCGCTAAATCCTTCAATAATGCCCATAAACTCTTCACTAAGAACAATTCCAGTGTCTTTTGCAGATTTTCTTATAGCATCAAGTGCACCCTTTTGATATTGCAATACTGGATTAACAGTATCCGAAGTTTTTTCTCCATAGAATTTTCTTAATTCTTTAAGAGGTGACAGCGCATCAAAGCTGCTTTCTTTAAGAAGCTTTAGTCTTTGTCCAATATCTTGTAGCCAAGACCCCTTAGATCCACCCTCTTTGCTCTCTGCAGGGACTGCTCCTGGCACTTTAGATGTATCTGTTGGATCATATCCAAATATTTCAGTAAGAGCTTTTGCTTCTGCATTCTTTCTAATAGCAGATCCTTCTTTAGCATTTGTCTGTAACCATCTAGAGTATCTTTCTGCATATTGAGGAATAATTGATTTATCGCTAGTTGCTTTTTGATAAGCTGCTTCTAGTTCTCTGCTAACAACACTTTCAAATGAATCTGATGTTTTTAAAGTTGTTAGTGTAAATACTGCTTGGAACCTTAGCTCCTTTGGAAGTTTAGATATAACATCCCATTGATCAATAGCATTTTGTAATGTAGTTGGAACTGCCTGTCCAGATTTAGTCAAATCTTCTTTTACCTTAGTTAATACATCTAAGCTTATTTGTCCATCTGGTATTAATTTCTTAAGTAATCCAATTTCTTTTCCAAGCTTTAACATATCTTTATAATCTTCTGGGTTAGTTTCCATGTCTAAAATTATGCCAATATACTTAGGAATTTTAATTAATTCTTCTATACCAGCAAGAGTAGCGTCTGCTTCTTCTTTATCTTTTCTTTGAATATCAAGAAATAGCTGTTTTCTATTTTTTTCGTTTGGAATAAATGTCATTATTGTTGAAAGGCGCTGTAATCCTTCAGTTCCTTGAACATCAATAAGTGCAGTTAATTGTTTTTCTGCTTTCTTGGTGTCTGAAGATAGATTTTGAACAACCATTGCTGCTTCTCTTGGAGTCAAAACATCAGAGTCTATTAGTGTTTGAATTTTGAGAGTAATTGCATCGCCTTCACCCCTACCAAATTTTCCTTCAAGTAAACTTGTTAGTGTTGTAAGATCTGCTGTTGCAGCTGCATTTCCTTTAAATTTTTCTTTTAATCCTATGTCAAATGACTCCATAAACTTTTCACGTAAAGCGCCACGTTCTGTACCACCAGGAATAAAAGTTTCCCAAAATGTTCTTTTATCTATTTGCTCAAATTGTGTGCCAACATCTCTTAAAATATCTCCTTGAGCTTTTCTAATATCTTTTCCGCCAGAAGCTCTTTGTGCTTCGAGATCTAAAATTCTTGATTCAATATCTGCACGTTCTTTTGCTGTTTTAGCTGCTTTCTTTTTTGCCTCTAGATTTTTAATGGCAATTCCTATTTCAACATTTAGTGCATCCAGTGCCTGTTGAGATGCCTTCATATTTTCAGATGCTATGCCCTGGAATAATCCTGCTGCTTTTCCAATTGCTTGTTTTTCTTTACCTTGTTGGAATTTTCTTATTCCTAATTCAATACCACCAAAAATAATAGTTCCAAGAATTGCAGATGCCCATCCAGCAATTGGAACTGTTGCTGAAGCCTTAGAAGCAATGTTCATGGCACGAGCACCAGTTGCTATTTTACCTAATGCTCCAACCTTACCCGCAGCATCTCCAGCCATAGCAACATTCATTGCTCCGACACCGTATGCTGCTGCTCCAGCAGCTGGTATAGCACCTAAAGCTAGTTGTCTGCCTTCTGCTCCACCAATTCCAACAATACCACTTCTTTGTTGTCCAATAACATTCTGTAAATTTGCAAATGCGCCACGTTGCAATTCTTTATTGCTGGCAATGATGTCAAGCTGTACCTGTAATGGTTTTTCTAAAATGTTTTGTCCATTTGGACCAATAAGCTCTGTCAGTCTGCTACGAACATCCAGCTCAAGCCTTGCATCTTTTAAATCTCTTGTTATAGCAATAGCAATAGACTCTGCCTGAATTGCAGTTAAAACTCCCTGAGAAACTCCAGTAGCAAGCTGACCTGCTAAAGATCTAGCACCAGCATCTACTCCAAGAGTAGCTACAGTTTGATCAAATGCTGCCTTAAGTTGCTTTCCATAATCAGAGTTGCTAATTATATTTTTACCAAAATCCATACTTACTGGAACAATTTCTGTTGTTCTTGATCTACGCTTTGCTTCTTCTTCTTGTGCTATTGAAACAGTACCAGTTATCTTGCCCAAAGCTTCAAGATTATCAGTAGTCATCATCATAGACTTGGCTTGTTTTTGTCCATCAATAATAGATTTTTTTATTTGTGCTGATTGCAATTTAAACAGTGCTGTTATTCCAATAACACTAGCAATCATCATTTTTAATGGTGAATTAATCATTGGAAGCAATCCAGCAAAAACAGTAAGCGCCATAATGAGATTCATGTTTTGACCAGCAAAACTCTCTGGTTTGGCCATTCCATACATCATTGCCATAGAGCCAGCCATGCTTGCTGCCATAGATGGCATCATTAAAGCATTTGTGCGTTGCATTCTTACATTTTGTCTATAATTTCTTTTTTCTGCGTAGCTTAATTTTCTTCCGCTTTCTGGATCAGTATCTGGAACTTTTCCATATCCCAACATTAATCCTGGGA